TATTTCATTAATATCTGTCTGATATATTTGACCTATGGCATCAGCTGCTTGTTTTTTAGCATATTCTACCTCGTTCGATTGTAAATTTTTTAATCTTTGTTCTTCTAAATCGTATTGTGATTGTATGTTACTTTCAAATAAATCTTGTGCAAATTTTGCTTCATCATCAGCTCTTGCTAACTTTGCAGCTTGAAATGTTTGAAAAGGTTGTTGTGCAGCTTTAGCAGCTGTAGCCGCTAGTCCACCAAAACCAGTTCCTGTTGGTGTTGCTGATGCAAGATTTAAACCAAATTGTGTTAAGAAACCAGCTAAACTACTAGGTCTTAAACCTGATTGTGTACCTCTAAATTTTTCAAGATCCTCCATTGCTCGTGTTGTTGTTTTAAGAGCTCTATCGTATGGATCAGTTCCATTTTCAAATTTTTTTCTAGGTACATCTAATCCTGATGTAATGCCAGTTCCTGTAGAACCACCTATTCTAAACATTGGTCTTCTTAATATCCTGTTCATTATTTTCTTCCTAAATATAATCCTGCAAGTGTTGTTCCTATACCAAGAGCTGATTGTAATGGTGTAGGATTTGGTATGTTTGTTGTTTGGAATTGTCCAGGGTATCCGCCCATAATTCCTGTTACTTGTGCAGCATATCTATCTAACTGTTCTTGTGGTTGGAAGGTAGCTTGTCTTGTTGCTTCTCTTGTAGCATCAAGTTGTGCTTGTGCCTGCGCCTGGTTGATTGCGCCCAATGAACCTAAACGTGAAATGTCTGTACCTTGTAATGCTTGTTGTTGTGCTCCTAGTTGTGCTTGGAATCCACCTAAACCTTGTTGTGCTCCTGCTAATGCTCCTCTTTGTCCTGCAAGTCCTGCTTGAGCTTGAGATATACCAAATCTATTTGCAATGTCTTGTTGTCTTGCAGCTTGTGCTTGACCAAAACCTTGTTGCAATAAACCTGCTTGTAGTAACGCTCTTTCTCTTGCTGCCCCTGTGCCAAACTCAGCGAGTTGCACTCCCGCTCGTCCTGCGCCGAGCACTCCCAAAGCTGCTTGCTGATCTTTAATTTGCTGTTCTTGTATAGCTCTATTACGATCAAATTCTGAAAGTGTTGCATCAATCACTTGTGATTGAAATGGCGACATAAATTGTTGTATTTGTGCTGATGTAGCTGCACCTGTAGGTATGCCACCTAACGTAGTTCCTGCTCCTGTTAATTGAGTTCCTGCTTGTCCTAAAGTTCCTGCAGCTGTTGTTCCTGCTTGTTGAGCTGCTGTTAAAAATGGTTGAAAAGATCCTACACCTGCTTGTGCTAAAGTTTGTGCTTGTTGTTGTAACGCATCTTGTTGAGCTACTTGCGGTGCAAGTCCTGCTAAACTTTGTTGTCTTGTTGTAAATGCTCTAGCTGCATCTTGTCTTGCTTTAAAACCTGCTGCATCTTCACCAGGTTGTTGTGAAATACCAGCAATACCTGTAGATACTACCGGTACACCCGTTTGTGCTACTACTTGTGTTGCTAGATCTTTGCCTAAATCTTCAACAAATTGTGCGGGTAATGTTCTTGTGGTTTGTACAGCCATTATAATACTTCCTCTAATCTTTGTGATGTTTCGAACATACGTCGAGCGCCTTCCTGGCCTTGCGATTCTTCAGACACGTCACCTCCGGCCTCTAGGTTCTTCATCATGTTATACATAACTTCTGCACCTTTGTCTACATTTCCATCGCCAGCGTTTCTAACAGCATCCGCTGTAAATACAAACTCATTCTTAGATAATCTTGCAGGGACATCATCTGCCTTTTCCATACGTCCAATAGGAACAAATCCACCTTCAGCTCTTAGATCCATTTCTTTACCACCCATATCTAATAGTGGCATAGTTTTCTTTGCTACAGGTTCTTTAGAACCCTCTTGGTATCCGATACGTCCACCATCAGCTGCAAATTGAAACCTACTACCCGTAAAACGAGGTGCTAAGAATCTAAAAGGAGCTCCTCTTAGTTCAGCTATGTTTAAACCTTGACCTCTATCTAATGTTTGTGTTTCTTCTTCCTCATCTTCACCTGTTCCAAATATTAAAGGTGCTGCAGTTAATGCACCTCCTAGTGCTAGCATACCTTTACCTGTTAAACCACTTCCTATTGTACCTTCTTTAAACAATATATTCATTAGGGATGTATTTCCAGGATTTAAAAAACCAGCTCCTGCTAATCCAGAAAATTTACCACCAGCTGCAAAAGGACCAAAACCACCAGCATATGCTCCTAAACCAGCAAATAATGCAGCTTTACCTATTGGTGACTTAGCTACTTTCTTAACAGCTCTTGTTACACCTTTGACTGCTTTCTTTGCAGATTTAACTAGTTTACCTAAAAAATATTGTTGTCTACCAGATGCATCCATAATACCGCCACCTACATAATCTTCATCATCTAAGAATCCACCGTCAGCCAATAATCTATATGCTGTTCTATTTAAAAAAGGATTACCACCTGGTCCGTAGTAATCATCAACAGCAGAAACAGGTGCTGATGCTTGTGACATTATAGGTAAAATAGGCTGTTGATCTCCATTTCCATCTGGAAATTCTTCAGGATACGCAGTTCTATATTGATTAGGTGCAAATTCTCTCATTAAATCTTTTGTCGTTGTATCTTTAGGATCAATACTTTCTAATGTGTTTATTTCACTAAGTAAAGACTCTAATTTTTCTTTTGTAACTGGTCCAGCTAATTTTGGACCTATTAAATTTGCAAGTCCAACTAAAGCTTTTGGACCAAGTCCTGGTGCTAAATTTGGATCTATTTCAGAAAAAAAATCTATTTGTCTCTTACCGGCTAAAACATCATCTATTGTCTTTTGACTAAATTTGTCTGAAAATTCTGTAATGCTTTTTGCCCCAGAAATTAAATCCTCGAATGTTTCTTCTTCATCATCATACGCTGGATTAAGATTAAGTTGATCTAAACCAGACAATATTTCATTTTTTCTTTGGTTTATATATCTATCAAGCGCTTTTTGTTTGGTTCCTATATTATAAAGATTAACTTTTTCTCCAAAAGTTAAATTTTCTTGTTTAGAGTATCTGTCTCTAACATTTTTTGCTATTTGATTTGCTTGTTGAATAGTTTCTAAATCATCTGTGTCTCTTAATCCAGCACCTGCAGAAATAGCACCTGCACGAAAACCTCTTTCTTGACTTGTACTCATGCCTGCAACTTTCTCTCCTCTTTCTGCAGCACTTACATCTTCTCCAGAAAAACCTCCAACTGGACCATCTCTATCACCTGCACTATCTAGTGATATAATACCTTTTGGTCCTTCGTTAGGTCCGTCTTTTAAAGATCCATGTATGTCTTCTTTTAATAGTAATTTTTTTTCAGCTTCTGTAATGTAAGCTAATTCTGTTGCTGGTTTATCAGGACCAGACTGCCATTTTATAGGAACATTAGAAACAGTTTCCTGCTCTCCAAGGTAGTTTTTAACTCCGCCCTGCATAACAAAGTTTCCATCTTTTAACATCTGTCTCGCTTGTTGTGCTCTAGTTATTGCCATCGTACCATTCTATTTTGTTTCGCCAAATAAATCAAGACTCGGCATTATTACTCTTACATCTCTTCTTATGTCAGACTCAGGTATACCTTTAGCCTTCCACTCTTCATCGTTCTTATATTTTTCACCTGTTTTAAGGTTACTTATCTCTTCTATTATTTCTTTTGGTTTTAGTATTTGCATTATGATGCTCCTGCGGTTCCAACAACTGTTCTAGGTTCTATTTCTAACACAGATGCTAATACTTGTAATCTATTGGCGTTTGCTGCTTGCACCTTTAATACTTCTTTTTCCTCTAATATTAAGGGATTAGTTAATAGTTCTGTTGTTGTATTTGATGATATAGTTTTTGTTGTAAATAAATTAAACACATTAGAACTAGCATCTGTTAATGTAACAGTAATACTAGATCCTGATCCAGCATACTCTGCAACTAATATGGATCTTATTACAGCTTGTGTAAAATCTGGCACTGTAAACAGTGTCGTATTATCGGTTGATGTTAATTTTAATTTTTTATTAATAAATTTATTAGCCATTATTGTATAAAGAAGTTAAATGCTTCTATCTCCTCTTTTAATTCTTCCTGAAATGTTGTATTTAATTTTTCTACAATTGCATCAAGATCTCTTACCTGTGCTTCTGCTGTGGGTAAATCATATTCTTTACTCGGTCTTGTTAATACTTGCACTATCTTTGCCATTATCTACGTCCATCCGGTTGTATGTCTAATCTAAATGTTCCAAGTCTCCAACTTTGATTAGAAGACACGTTAGATACTTTAAGTGATATTGCTCTTGCTCTAGCACGTGTATCTACTTTCTTCGTGCTTGATGTAATATCAAAAGGTCCTAAAGATGAACTTGCTTGTGCATCATTAGGAAAGTCTCTTAAATTTAATGTAATTCTAGTAGATCCTGTTTGAGATATAAAGTCTGGTATAAATCTTCTTATCTTCATTAAAAACTCTCCATCTCCTCTAAGTGTTGCAACACCTGTTTGTTGACCTTGTCTAGATCTTTGTTGTGTAATGTCATAATCTCCTGATTCAATACTAGCTAATATTGCAGTTACAACAGACCCTTTAACTTGATCTGTCCCTGTTTCGTGTTCATAGTATATTGTTGTGCCATCTGTGTTTCCTACAACATCAAACGAGGTATCTGTATTTGCTTCGTAAGATGTAGCATGTGGGGTTCCAAAAACTGCTGAATCACGCCACATGGTTCTAGCAAGAGATCCTACAGTCCAAACTGGTCTTTGTGATGATGAATCAAAATAATTATATGCAACCATTCTATTTACAACAGAAGAACCTGATGTTGGATAAAACCAAATTACTTCACCAAACAAATTATTTAATCCTGCAGATACCATTTGATTACCTGACGATAAATTTATATCATCGTATACAAAATCTTCCACTAAACATGGTAGTGATTCTAGCTTACCAGCATATCTAAAAAAACCATTTTCTGACATCCAATAAGCTGCACCATCAACTTCTACACATGCATTCTGCCCTGTGAGTCCACAGTTGGTTCCTACTTGTGAAAATGCAAATGTAAAAGGAGAACCGACAAAACGTTGTGTAAATAATGCAGTATCTGTCCAA